TAACTTGTTTTGTGTCCATCTCGTACTCCTAGTTTATGGTTACGTTTGAAACTGACGTACTAGCTACCAAGTTGTTCGGGGTCAGTCCGTTATCAATACCTCTTGCGCCACCTATCGGGTTCCAGCCCCACTGTATTATCCGGCTACCACCACTAGGATAACCATTCTCTGTTATCAACGGCCCAGATTGTATGTTTGTCTGTAAGCCTGAGAAACCAGACTGCCAGTAAGAAACATCAGGCCGTGGATCACGTACAGCTTGTGGATCATTAACCGGATACAGACCTAAACTTAACTGCGGCTGATCCGGCTCCCAACATGTCTTGCAAACTTTGATGTTGACGTTTTTAGTCTTGATCGTCAGCTTCTTTAATTCTTTCAGCAGATACCTAAAACCACATCGGTCACATTCTGCAATTGATTTCTTACCACTTGTATACTTACTTGGCATACATCACCTGTAAGTAATCATGCGAGGCACCAAACGATCTGGCGCTTTCTCGCGGTCTTCTCCTGCCGCCATCTCCCACGACTCATCGTATTGAGCCTTCAGTAACTGTATGCGCTCTAAGCCGCCTGGTAGCTTCATAGCCAGCCTGTACGCCAAACCACATATCAGCGCCTCTTGGAAACGGAATGGAATATCTTCCACATTCACACCGTTGCCTGCATCAGTCATACGGCGCAAACGCCAGTAGACAAAGTAGTAGAACGGCGCACTTACTGTTCCCTGATCTGGTGTAGGCCACACAGTAAACTGTGGAACTTTAGGAGTAGCGCCTGCTACGTCCGTAGTCTGCCCAGAGCGGCGATTTATATACACTTGAATCGGGCGACCTTGCGTCAACTTATTAGGTATCGTCGAGTACGTAGATACGCTTATTCGGTTGATGTTGATATCGATCTGGTTCGCTTCGGAGCCAGGGTAATTACGAATAACATGCTCGATAAGATCAACAGTATCGTCAGGAAGGTCATACGTATTCACCCCTTGTATCAAAGGTATGGTGCCAGTATCAATAGTCCACAGATTGATGCCGCGATTAGCCCACTCTGCCAACAACAAATTTAAACTGCGGCGCGCTGTGCGGAAGTCATAGCCAGTACGTAGCTCTAATCCATTGCGTTCAAACGCCTCCTCAACGATATCGTTAAGGGTAGGATTAAACGCTGTGGTACTGGTTGTGTATGGCATTACTTCTTCCTAGCTGCGCGCATGTTGTCAATAAGATTTGGATAAGGTCTGCCTGCTGCCCTAGCCATAGCTTTTGCCGAGGCTTTTTTTACAGCAGTAAGTACAGACGGTTTACCCAATTCCTTCGGACGCGGCTTATCCCACACAGGCTTTACTTTCCCACCCTTCTTATACTGGGTGAAATCTGTATCGTCCCTGCGGGCTTTCTTAGCGCCTTTAGGCATCTTAGAAGGGGCTATGTCGCCCATGCCGCGTGAAGGTCTCATTAGCAGTACCCGCCCTTTTTCATCTTGGACATGCCGCCTTTGTTCATACCTTTAGCGCCACCCATGATGCCAACATTTTTGCCGGAGTCACCTAAATTCTTACCTACAGTTTTGCCTTTAACAGCAATACCATCGCGGCTAGGAGCAGCAGTCTTTACTTTGCCCATTGATGTCATACCACCGGATGCCATCTTTTTCATAGCCATGCCGCCTTTAGCCATCTTGCCTTTGCCATCAGCAGCAAATGCTGGAACTTTTTGACCGTCTTTCATGACCATAGGCATACCGCCATCAGCGTATCCACCTTTAGCCATCTTCTTCATCATGCCGCCTTTTTTCATGCCAGCTTCAGACATCTCATGTTTGATCATGGACTTAGGAGCGCCTTTAGACTTCATGAACGACACTTCTTTCTTAACCATTTTCTTTGACTCAGCCATACCGCCTCCTGATTTAGTAAACTCTTTACCCACACTCTGCGGCACACCGGCCTTTTTGGCAAACGCAGGGTTGTGAGCTACCGCCTGCATAAACCTTTCCTGCTTTTTACTTACACTAGGCACGAGTCTTTCCTCTGATAGCAATACCGTCAGCGCGTGATGAAGCTGAACTCATCTTTGGCTTTGCAACTTTTACAGCGCCCATCTTAGAAGCGGAAACTTTTCCACCCTTCTTAAACGTCTGCATAGGCTGTTGCTGAGGATTAGGCGCACCTGCATTAGCTTGTGGCTGCATGTTAAATGTCTGATTCGTGCCGCCGTTCTGACCGCCAGCTTGAGGCTGATTGCCATAGAAAGGATAAGTAGGCTGCTGTGTCATGCCGCCATCTGCGTACTTTTTCACTTTGCCGCCCTTCTTCATAGGTGGTGCTTTATCAAAAGCTTCTCGTGCTTTCTTTTGACGTTCATCGGCTCTCATGTTTTCAAAATCTTGACGCAAGTTTTTTTCAGCAGATGATTGATCTGTTCCTTCGCTAGTTCCAGATTTTTTATATGGAGTAGCAGTTTTTCCTATTTCACCTGGTTTTGCAGGTTTAGGACTAGGAAGTGGTTTAACGTCATCATCTAATCTAATACGTTTACCAGGCTTAGGTAATGGAAATGCTGTATCCATATCATCCATTTTGGTAGCCATTAACACATCTTTCCACGAGTTTTACCGCGCTGGGCTATGCCATCACCACGGGAAGATGCGCTGGAAACTTTTCCACCTGATGCCATTTTTACAGAGCCACCGGCTTTGCGGCCTTTCATCTTGTCGTACATAGATGAACGAAATGGCTTGTTTTCCATCGTTCCCATGATTGCTTCACCAATCTTGCGAAGAGGTGGAACTTTTTTATCATCAGTTTTAAGCGGGAAAGATTGATCAGCACGATCTCTGTCACGAGTAGGAAATTCTTGAGATGCTGGTTTTGCAGGCGCTTTCTTTATTACCTTCTTCTTTACTTCAGGCATCTTTACTTCATTGTCTTTTCGCTCAAACTTTGATTCGTTTGACTTAAAGCCAGCAGCTATGCCTCGCGGCGATTCTGTCTCAGTGTCTTCTTTAATAGATTCAGAAATGTATTCTTTTGGGCCAGAGAAGGGCGATGTAGCACCAGCACGTTTACCCATAGTTTCGTAATCATCTACACCGCTAGATGTTGGACGGTCTTCTGAAGCAGTGGATTTGATGCCGCGAGTAAGGCTTCCGCCTTTTGGCATATATTTTCCGTACCCGCCAAATTTACTATCTTCAGCTATTTCATCATCGCTACGTGTGCGAACCACTTCACCAGAACCAGAACGAACTGGATTACCAGAGCTATCTACAAGGTTTCCACCAGCGTATTTTTTAACTTTGCGTTTCATGACTTATCCTTTTTGGGAAATAAGTTGATCAATTTTTGCTTCAAGCCTGTTAAAGCGTTGATCAATATGGTCTGTAATCCGTTCAACTTCTGCATTAGTGACGTTATCACGAGCAATCTCCTCACGGGTTTTGTTCAGTAAGATCGTAATACGCGCTAGTTCAGCAAATTTTTCGTGCGCTATATAAGCAAAAAGCCCAGTGAATAGACTTAATATAGTCATCCATAGGCCATTTATATCTAACATTTCCACTTCCTCAAGGACTTGTTAATGCGACTATCTGGATCTTTTGCTGTCTTTGGGGACGTCAACTTGCTCTTCATCCCTTCCATCCGCGCACAGAATGACTTCTTCCGTGAACCACCTTCTGGTTGAGGGGCTTTCAAACCTGGCTTCTTCGGATTGGCTGCGTTGTAGGACGCCCGTCCTTTGGCGTTTAATCCGCCCGATGGGTCTTTTCCTTCCTTGCGCTGCCATGCCGGAGTCTTAGCCATAAGTCACCGTTGCTGTTACGCTGGAACCAACCCCAACAAAAATACCATTAGAGCAGTAAATGCCTTCGCCTGGTATCTTTACAGGTAGTCCAACATTGTTATAAGTATCTAGCTCAACATAAATGTTAGTGTAAATATTTACATTACCAGAAGTTGAGGTTGATACAGGTGAAGTCACACTAAAACTATTTGCGTTAATGTACGTAATTGCATACGAACCATCTCTAGCTGTACCAGACGTAAAATCTAAAAACACCCGCTGACCATCAGTCAAACCATGACCCGCACTTGTAACAGTAATGGTTGTCGTTGTTTGACTATAAGTCCCAGCAAGTTTTGCTGATGGATCAGTAACAACCATGTTTCTTGAAGACACAGTACCCGACGTCACCGTCACACCTTTCAGGCGAACGGCGTAAGTCACAGCATTACCAGATGCGCTGGCATGATAAGACTTTACGTCATATTGCATCATGGCTAAATATCACCCGTAAAAAATAGTAGTAGTAATAGACGCATTAGGAATACCAACATAGATACCGTTAGGAGCCAAAATGCCTTCGCCCGGAATTAATGTGTAGTACGCCGTACCACTAGATGAATCAAACTCAGCTAATATTGATGAATACATTGTCACATTACCGTTAGTAGTAGTTGAAGCTACAGTTACAGTAAAAGTGCTTGTTGTTGCATTTGAGACTGTATACGCATCATCTTGTGATGTACCAGAAGTAAAGTCTAAAAAAACTCTATTTCCGTTTGACAATCCGTGGTCAGCAATTGTTACTGTACAAACAGCATTACCAGGTACATTGTATGTCCCTGTCTTGCTCGTATTGTCACAAAATACCGTGTTAAACGTCACGGACGTAGAAGGGGACATAAGTACCCCTTTTAAACGTGTACGCCCGTTATACGCAACACCAGATGTTGTGTTGTGGTACGACTTAACGTCTGTTTGCATGGTCATAATGACCCCCTATTAGACGTTCTGTTGACCGAACAAATAGTCAGCTACAAAGTAAGTAACGAAACCACCTACGGAACCTACGCCTGAATTTGAGCTTTCAATTGTCAATACTGTGTTGACAGTTGCGTTAGCTACCGTGCCAAGACCAGCGCCGTTACCTACGCCGCCAACAACAATAACGCGGTTGCTTGTAGCAGCAGTTGTGTTTGCGTAGAAAGCTGGATCGGATACACCACCAGTGATAGTCGTATAACCAATATTGATTGAGCCAGATGTAATA